ATGCGGCGGGTACGGCCACCGGCGCGGCAAGTTCCGCCAGTCAGTCGGCGGCGTCCGCATCCGGCTCCGCGTCTCAGGCCAGCGCGGCAGCGGCGGCGGCGGCTGGAAGCGCCGCAGGCGCAGAGACTGCCAGCAAAACCGCTCAAAGCTGGGCCGTAGGCGGAACCGGCACCAGACCCGGGGAGGACACGGACAACGCCAAGTATTGGGCAGAGAAGGCACAGGCAGTTGTGGGCGGTGACTTCGCTACCAAGGTGGAGGCACAGGGCTATGTAACGGCGCATAACGAGAGCGACGCCGCCCACCCGGACATCCGAGAGGCGCTCAACGGCAAGGCGGCGGCCACACACGCCAGCCAGCACGGGAAGGATGGGAAGGACCCCATTACCCCTGCGGCCATCGGCGCGGCGTCTCTGGGAGCGGACGGCAAGGTGCCTGCAAGCCAGCTGCCGGAAATTTCCTCCGTCAAGACCTACACCGCCACCATCGGCACCACATGGGTGGAGGACAGCAACACCGGCGTCAAGACACAGACGGTTGCCATCGCCGGGGTGACGGCGCAGAACACGGCCATCGTAGACCACGCTTACACGGGAACCGGCACAGCCGAGGATTACGCGGCTTTTGTAGTGGCCGAAAATCAGTTCCTTGACTGCATCACAAACGGCTACGCCGAGACAGTAGATGGCGGTATCAAGTTCACCATCTTTGGTGAGGCGAATACGGTGGAAATTCCTATTGTCGTGGAGGTGAGCTGATGGGACGTGTGATTTTGAGCGGGGCTGGTAGAAGGATGACAATACCAATCGTAGAAACGCCTATTTCGAAACTTGCAGTTGGCTCCACAGTCAAATTAAACGTGAATGGCACCGCAACAGATTTCTTGATTGTGAACCAAGGAATTCCTTCTAATTCAAGCCTATATGACGCAAGCTGTGACGGAACGTGGCTGTTGATGAAAGACATCTACGAGAACAGACAATGGGACAGTTCGAATGTGAACAATCTGGAGAACAGTACCATCCACAGCTATCTGAATGGAACGTTCCTCAACCTGTTTGAGAGCAACATCAGGGACGCAATCAAGCAGGTAAAGCTCCCGTATCGCAAGAACGGTGGTTCCGGCGGCTCGGATCAGAGCGGTGCTAACGGCCTGCTCTGCAAGATTTTCCTGCTGTCTGGCTACGAAGTAGGCTGGACGACCAGCGACTACAGCTACTTCCCGGTGGATGGCGCGAAGCTGTCCTACTTTGAGTCTGGGACCGGCACGTCCGCCAACAACAAGCGTATTGCGAACCTGAACGGCTCGGCCGCCGACTGGTGGCTCCGCTCCCCGGACACCAACTACACCAACTTCGTGTGTGGCGTCAGCCCCAATGGCAGAAACAACGGCAGCAGCGCATTCAACTTGGGCGGCGTCCGCCCCGCCCTCATCCTACCCTCTACCACCTTGGTTGACAGTAACGGGATGGTGATTGGCTAATGGGACACTGTTTATTTTTGCGGAAGGGCGAAGTGCATACGGCACCGGTGACGGGGGTGCTGGCCTCCAGCCTTGCGGTGGGTTCCACCGTAAAGCTGATGGAGGACGGCACGGCGGTGGAGTATCTGGTGGTCAACCAAGGGATTCCCAGCAACAGCAGCCTGTATGACGCAAGCTGTGACGGGACGTGGCTGCTGAGGAAGGATTGTCATAGCAGAAGACAGTGGAATACAACCACCGTGAACACGTATGCCAATAGCGCTATCAATACATGGTTGAACGGCGATTTCTTCAATAGTCTTGGCAGCGTGGAACAATCTGCGATTAAGCAGGTCAAAGTTCCATATTGCCCCGGGAATAAAAGCACCTCTGCCAAAACTGGCGCAAATGGTTTGAACACTAAGGCATTTTTATTGTCATTGCGCGAAATTGGTTCTGCTTCCGGTTACAGTCCAGATGAAGGAGCGACTATTGAAATCTTTAGCGGTTCATCGGGAGATTCTTATAAATACCCATACTTGGATGGGTCTAAGGTTGCATGGTTTACCCGCACCCCTTATACATCGTCCAACGGGGCGGATGCGGTGGTTACTATACCGGTCAATGGAGTTTTTAGCATAACAAGTGTTATGTCCACGTCGGGGATTAGACCGGCTTTGATTGTACCCAGCAATGCACTATTTGACGAAACTACTATGCTTTTAAAGGGCGTGAAGTAACGGAGGAAAGCCGGAGGTTTAATCCTCCGGCAGGACCCACAGATACAAATGAAACCGGCTGAATAATCAACCGAACAGTTGAAAGCGGTTGAATAATCAACCGAACAGTTGAAACCGGCTGAGTAAGCCGTAAAAATTGAAAGGAGAAAAACTATGGAGAAGAAGTTTGCCGAGATCATCAACGAGGGCAAGAAGAACGGCGAGAGCATCGAGGTTATCAACACCAAGCTGAAGGAGGCCGGTGCCAACTTCCATTTAACCCCCGACGGTGGTATCGCCGGTTGGTCTGAGAAAGAAATGGCTGAGGGCTTCATTCCCGCAGAGACCGAGCCGGAGGACGTGAAGCATCTCCGTGACATCATGCGGTACAAGCCGGAGCTGGCGGGCCAGACCATGACCGTGACCGTTGCCGAGGGCCGCTATGAGGTGACCTACAACGCCAACGGAAACCCGGTAAAGGCCGTGCGGGTGAACCACTGAAGCACTGTGCAGGGAGGGCAAAAGCTATGAACGCAGTACATATTAAAAATCTGATTCTGGCGGCGCTGGCAACAACCGGCTCCGTCATCGCGCAGGCTTTGGGCGGCTTGGATATGGCGCTGAAAGTGCTGATCTGCTTTATGGTGCTGGATTACGCCACCGGATGGATGGTGGCAGCGATCTGGCACAAGTCCGGGAAGAGCAGCACCGGGGCGCTGAGTTCCGATGCAGGCTTCAAGGGTCTTGCGAAGAAGTGCGTAGAACTGGCGCTTGTCTGGATGGGGGCGCTGTTAGACCAAGCTACATCCAGCGACTTTGTGAGAGACGCGGTTTGTATGTTCTTCATCGCCAATGAGGGATTGAGTATTTTAGAGAACACGGCCATTATGGGCGTTCCCTACCCGGCCTTTGTGAAGAATATGCTGGACGCCATCCGGCAGGCCAGCGACGAGGGCAAGCAGGAGGCCGGGACATGACGACGAGAGCGGGCACAGTCCCGCTCTCCGACCTCCAATTTTTGAAAATCTATTTCAATAAGCGGCGTCTCCGCTCCACCACGGCCAACCTGAAGAAGATGCTGGCGGAGGCGGGCGGGGACGCTATCTGCAATGGCTCCATTTTCCTGCGGAACCAGCAGCCCGCCTGCCATTTAAAGGCAGACGGTAAGGTTTACAAGGCCCCCAATTACCGGGCGTGGGCCATCAGCTGGAACACCCCGGCGGACTTCGGCGTGAAAACCGTGCCCAACAGCGACGCAAACTACATGGAGTGCGTTCACCTCATCATCGACGGCAAGAAGATCAGCCCTATCCACTGCGGAGCGGACATGAAGTACAAAGCCCCGCGAACGGCCATCGGCACCAAGGGTGGACGGTTCGCCTACTACGTGAGCCGTGACCGGCGGACACCGGAACAGCTCCGGGATCTGCTGGCCGCGTCCGGCTGGGACAACGCCATTATGATGGACGGCGGCGGGTCTACCTGCTTCATGGACAAGGCGGGCAAGGGCTTTACCGGGGACGGGCGGGTGATTCCGTTCTTCCTCGTGTGGAAAAAGAAAAGCGGGGATGCGTGTGAGCCGGAAGGAGAAAAACCCATGGTAGAGATCAACGCCTATTCCAAGGCGAAGGACGGCAGCAAAAAGCTGTCCACCCATTTTAAAGTGAAAGAATTTGCCTGCAAGGATGGCTCCGATGCCGTGCTGGTGGCGCCCCGGCTGGTGATGGTTTTGCAAAGCATCCGCAGTCACTTCGGCGCGGCTGTGACCATCAACAGTGGGTATCGGACGCCGCAGTACAACACCAAGGTCGGCGGCGTGGCCCACAGCCAGCACTGCTACGGCACGGCGGCGGATATCACCGTGAAGGGCCAGACGCCGGAGACGGTGGCGGCCTACGCAAGAGAGCTGATGCCGGACTGGGGCGGCGTGGGCGTATACAGTCAGAAGGGCTTTACCCACATTGATACAAGAGAGGAGAGAGCCGATTGGACGGGTTAAAGACCATTTTGAACGGTGATTATGCGGTGAGCAAAAGCGGAGAAGTTTTTAGTCTGAAAAGCAAAAAAATTTTGAAGCAAATGGACAACGGCCACGGCTACAAAAATGTTTGCGTGTGCATCGGTGGGAAGCCCAAAAAGTATTATGTGCATCGGCTTGTGGCTATGGCATATTTACCAAATCCGCTTCAATACCCAGAAATAAACCATATTGACGAAAACCGGGGGAACAACCACGCAGACAACCTTGAATGGTGTACTGCAAAATATAACAAAAATTATGGGGGACGCGCCGAAAAATTCAGCAAGACGAGGGGATTTCCTGTTGTCTGCGTTGAAACAGGAGAATCTTATTTATCGTGTGGAGACGCAGAGAGAAAGACTGGCATTAACCGTGGCAGCATTCACTCTTGCTGTACAAAATACAGAAATACGCAAAGCGCAGGTGGCCTGCATTGGGTGTTTCTAAGGGAAATTCACCCCAAATCGCAGGCCGACTGGAACGGATAAGGAGGTCCATGTATGGCAGGCTACTACGATAAAAACAAAGACTACTCCAAGGAGCTTCAGCGGACGGACCTGTCGGCCTCCGAGCGAGACCGGCTGACCAAGGAGCGAGAGAATAAAATCGCTGACAAGTACGGCGGCAGGGAGCCGAATATGATCGGCTCCGACAAGACGTATTCTCAGACCTACGGCGGGTCCAGCAACCGGGGGAACAGCGGAAGTTCCGGCGGCAGCTCTCAGGGGACCTTTGGAGGGTATACCTACGACCGCAAGGACAATGACGGCGGCATCTACGGGACGCCCACCAGCAATTCCGAGGTAAAGAACTACAAGCAGAACGGCGTATCGTACCGGGTCGGCGCGGACATGAGCCGCCGTCAGGATCTGGCGGGCCGCGCACAGATCTCCAACGGCTACACTGTGTTCTATGACGATAACGGCTATGCCTACAAGGCCGTGAAGGGTGTGGCGGACTACACCCCCCATCAAGACATCAACGCCGGGAACGGCAGTTACGGCAAAAGCGGCGCGTGGACGGACAACGAGATGCTGTCCGCACTGGACCGCGCCAAGATCCAGGACATCCGCAACCGGCTCCAGCGGGGCGAGATCACCGGCGATCAGGCGAACCAAGCGGCAAACGCCATCCGTGCCGGGTACGGCTACACCATCGACAAGAACGGCTATGTGACGGACAGCGGTGCCCTTTCTTCCGTGAATGATCTGCGGCGGCGGCTGGGGCTTGACAACAGCCCGGAAAGCGCGGAGCTGGCTTACTACCGCTATCTCATGGGGACGGACACCTCCCCCACCGCACAGGCCAACGGCAAGGTGCAGTCCTTCGGCGATTTCATGGCGGCAAACGGCGGCGTACAGGCCGGTACACCCGGCTACGGGACCCCGGCATACAGCCAGCAGCAGCGGGTCACGGACATCAACGCAGGCGGCGCGCCGTCCGGCAATCTCTCCACATCGCAGACCGGCATGAGCTTTGACATCGGGGACGGCAGCGACTACTTGAAGGAGCTGTACGCCAAGAAGGTGGCGGCGGAGCTGGCGGCGCTGAAATCCGCTTACGAGCAGAACACCGCCACACTGGACGCCAGCCGTGCGCAGATCGCGCCGGTGTACGACATTGCCCGGAACAGTGCGGCCAACCAGAACGCCTTGAGCCGGGGCAGATTTCAGGAGATGGCGGTGGCAAACGGCCTGAACACCGGCACCACCGGACAAGCGGCGCTGGCACAGGACGTTGTGCTCCAGCAGAACCTATCCCAGATCGACCGGGAGCAGGCGGAAAAGACGGCGGCTATCGACCTCCAGCGGAGCCAGCTTGACACAGAGTACCGAAACGCCATTGCCAAGGCAGAGGCCACGGGAGACGCGGAGCTGGCAAACGCCCTGTATGATGAATACGTCCGGCAACAGAACTTCTACGCCAAGTACGGCGGGCAGACCGGCGGCTCCGGCTCCGGTTCTTCCGGCGGCAGCGCCGTAGTAAAGCCGACGCTGACTGCCAGTCAGGTACAGTCCGCGCTGAAAAACGGCATCGTGACGGATGACGTGATCTCCGCCTTCGATTACTACTACGGGCAGGGGGCCTACGATTCTCTGTACGGCACCGGCAAGCTGACCTCCGGCGGGTCCTCCAGCGGCTCCACCTCCGGGGCCAAGAAGGGCAGCTACTCCAACGGCTCCCTGACCAATCAGCAGGTGAAGCAGCTCCAGAAATACTACGGCGTGTCTCAGGACGGCAAGTGGGGGGCCAACTCCAAGAAGGCCGCAGGCGGCCTGACGGCTGATAAGGCATGGGCGAAGTATCAGGGGAGCAGCGGAAGCAGCACCGGCAGCATGACGCAGGGCGCTTTCATAGCGTCGGCCACCAGCCTGAACACGGATCTGAGTAACGGCAATGTGGACCGGGCATACAACTGGCTTACCAAGAACTATGGAAAGCTCTCCGCCAGCCAGAAGCAGGAGGTCCAGAACCTGCTGGCACAGTACGGGATTTCTTACTGAGAGGTGCACCAGTATGGCAAAAACACTAAGCGGATTTAAGGTAATTGGCGATACCTCCAAAATCGGAGCAGGCAGCAAAAAAGGAAGCGCGGGGCAGACAAGCCCCACGCCTTCTTCCAATGGGAGCAGCCGGACGCTTGGAGGCTTCAAGGTCATTGGCGACACCTCGAAAATCGGGGCAAAGGCCGCCGCAAAGACCACACAGCAGACCGGCGCACAGAGCGCCACCCTTACCCAAAGCACCACCCGCTACCCGCAGCCCATGGACAATGTAGGGAGGCAAACAGGGACCAACAGCCGCTTGCTTGCGGACACGAAGCAAAGCGGGACACTCATCCCATCCCTTGATAACGGGCGTGTGGGGAAGGTGATCTCCGGCGCAGCGAAGTCCGTCGGCTCCGCCTATACAAATCTGGGCGGTGTGCTGGCAGAGGGGGCCGGGAAGCTGAATACCCGGATCGCCAACCAGAACGCCGGGGATTCCCTGCAAAGCGACCATGACGCGGTGAAGCGGTATGAAAAAATGCTCCGGGATGTGAAGTGGGCCAACGGACGGGCCATGAGCGCGAAGGACGTAAAGCAGGTGCAGGGCTACCTTGCCAGCGCCAAGCGGCGAATCGCGGCCCATGAGGGCTACACCAAGGCGGTGGAGCAGTCCGACAAGGCCGCGGCGGACAAGGCGTACCAGAAGGCCGACCGACTGTCTCAAAGTTCCGCTGCGGACGTGGCACAGGCCAAGGAAGGTCTGGGGCCGGTGGGGCAGTTCGCCGTGGATCTGGGCGTTCAGGGTGTACAGATAGCGGGGGACGTGGCAGCCAGCGCCGTGATCCCCGGTGCCGGTCTTGCCCTGATGACGGCCCGGTCTGCCGGAAGCGGAGCCCAACAGGCCAGACAGTCCGGGGCCAGCTATGACCAGCAGCTTGCTTACGGACTGGGGAGCGGCGCTCTGAGCCTTGCCACGGAGAAGATCAGCAACGTGGCAGGCCCCTTCAAGAAGGCGTTCGGCGCGGGTCTTGCCGATAAGGCGGCTGGCAAATTAATCGCAAAATTTGGAGAGAGTACAGCCGCTCAGATCATGAGCAGTTTAGCCAAGCGGCCAGCGGGTAAATTGGCCCTCTCCATGATCTCCGAGGGCGGCGAAGAATTTCTGGAAGATGTTGTCCAACCCATTTTGCAGCGGGCTACGTATGACCCCTCCGCCAAGTTTGATTGGGGCGAGGCGCTGTATGATGCGGCGGTGGGTGCGGCCATGGGCGGCATCGGCGGAGCGGTGGATGTTATGCGTGGGCGCTCCAATGCCCCCACGGCCCCGCAGGAAGCCGCAGGAGCGCAAACAGACGTTCGGGAGGGTAGTTATGCCCCCGTGGAGCAGGTGAGCGCAGAGGGTGCGCAAAACGCCGCCTCCGGGGTGGAGACGGCGTCGAAATACGATCCAATTCAGGCTGCGGCAATCCGGCACGAGGGAAAGACATTCCGGAATCTGGTTGCTGGATTTGACACCAGTGTTTCCGAATTTTTCAACAAGTGGAGAAATGGGCGGAAAAACACGGGAACCGAGAAGCTGGAAAAGCTGTATCTGGGGAAAATGTCTGAAGATGCAAAACGGCAGGCATCCAATATTCTGGGCTATGAGATCGACGGCCGGGATATGATTGTTACCAGCGATGATGTGAAGCATATTCTGGATTCTCACGGCAACGCAGAGACTGAACTCCAGAGAGGCAACCAACCGCTGGAACAGTGGGCGATTGACGCCATTCCGGACGTTGTAACCCAGCCAGACAGCATCGTTCCCGGCAGTACGAACACCAGCGGAAAGCACCCCGGGAAACAGGGCGTTATTTTCAGCAAAACCATGCCGAATGGGACTGTGGTAACGGTTCAGTTCGACAACAAAGGCCGAAAAACCATGGAACTGACCACCATGTATGTGAAAAAAAGCGGCCCCACAACTCAGGCGTTCAACGTGGAGAATACCTCCCCGCAACTTACGGCCAAGCCGGTTCCTGAATCTGTGAGTTCCGCTTCTTCGGACCTGACCCCCGCAGAGGGTAGCTTGGTAGGTCCGAAACCTACGGCATCCTCTGCGGTGTCAAGCCCTGTTGAGGGTACGCGTCCCCTCAATGCTAATGATAGCATAGCACAGGGGGCGGAAAATGTCAAGAATGGCGGAAACCGGGACATTCTCTCCGAGGTTCTGTTTGGGAAGAAGCGGGCGGACCTGAATACCATGACGGAGGCCCAGCAGGACGCCATTTTCCGGGCCAACGAGGAGGGCACTGTGGGCATGGACGCCACTGGAAAGGTGTTCCAGATCGACCCGGAGCAGCACATCGACCGGCGCCGCATGGAGACGGTGGGCGGCAGAGACGTAAACGCCTTCCAGTTCGACCACCCGGAGATGCACCGCTATTATCAGGAAGCGGCCAACGCCCTGATCGCGGATGCAGACCTCTCCCTCCAGCAGCCCATGAGCCGCCGCTATGAGCGGACCATGGAGGGCAATGCCGTCCAACAGGCGGCGCAGACCTCGCCACACCTGCGTCAGGCCATGGATGAAACCGGGCTTTCCCGTGACGCCATTATCGACGCAGCCCAGCGGATCATCACCGATCAGGGGCAGGAGAATGTGGCGGCGGCCAAGCGGGTGGAGCTGATTCTGGATGATATGCTCTCCAACGGCTACACCACCATGACCGGCGAACAGGTGGGACCCAACAGCGGGTATCTCACCGCCAAGCAGAGCATTTTGGGCGCGGGCGAGCAGGCGCGGGGCCGCGGTTTGGACGATGTGGATGCTTTCGACACGCCGGGTGACGCCGTGGCGGGTGCGGTGAACACGCCCTTTGATACCATGCAGGCCAAGAGTGAGGACTTTTACCCGGTCAACCCCAACAGCGCCCAGCGCATCCAGGCAGAACAGCGGCGGGCACCCTCCGAAGTACCCGCCGTGAACCCTGATACCGGGCGGAATGTGGAGAAAACGGTCTCCACCATTCTGAACAGCCCCCTGACCTCCCCGGAGATGGCAACCGTGTATGAAAACGCCATTGCCGGCGGCGCGTTCGACTATGACGTGGTGACGGACCGGAGCGCCGTGCAGCAGGCGCAGGCCAAGATCGCGCGGGACGGCTGGCGTGAGGTGGCGAACAGCTTCATTGCCAAGGCGGAGCTGGGACAGCGGATCACCAAGGCGGACACCGCCGAGGCTATCAGCGCCTACAACCTTGCCATTTCCGAAGGAGACCACAAGGCCGCCTTTGAGCTGGCAACGGCCATTGCGGACGCGGCTCACGACAGCGCACAGATGGTGCAGGCCATGAACCTGATGAACCGGTTGACGCCGGAGGGCCGTCTGCTGACGCTGCGGCGGCTGGTAGACAAAATGAATGACCGGGCGGCACGGCAGAACCGGGCACCCCGGCAGAACACCGCCGACAGCGGAGACGTGGAAGGTGCGCGGGTGGACTATATCGACAAGGTAACAGGCTTCACCCTCTCTGACGAGCTGGCCACCAACTACCTGATGGCGGAGACGGACGCGGAGCGGGCGGCGGCGTGGGACGCCATCACCACCTCCATTGCGGACCAGATCCCCAGCACCTTCATGGAGAAGGCCAATTTCTGGCGGTACACCTCCATGCTGACCAACCCCACCACCCACATCCGCAACATCATGGGCAATGCCATTCAGATGGGTGCGCGGAAGATCAAGGACGGCATCGGAACCGCAATCGAGCGGGCGGTCATCAAGGACCCCTCTCAGCGGACAAAGGCCGTGAATGTTGACAAGGATCTGAAAGCCTTTGCCAAGGGCCAGTATGAGACGGACCAGAACGCGGCGATGGGCAGCGGGAAGTATTCCGACGCAACGGCGGCAGGCATCGAGCGGGAGATCCAGAGCAAGCGAAAAATGTTCAAGGGGGAGGACGTTCTCTCCCGTGCCGTGCAGGGCATCGGAGACCTGAACAGCCGCGCCCTTGACTATGAGGACGTGATCTTCAACCGTGCGGCTTATGTGGACAGCTTCGCCCAAGCACTGCAAGCCAAGGGCGTGACGGCGGCAGAGGCCCACGCGGGCACCAGAACCGCAGACGTGGAGGCGGCGCGGGCCTACGCCATTGAGGAAGCGCAGAAGGCCACTTACCGCAACACCACAGCGCTTTCCGAGGCGCTGTCTCAGTTTGGCCGCTATGAGGGGGATAACCCGGTAAAACGGGCAGGTTCCTTCGTGGCGGACGCCCTGTTCCCCTTCCGCAAGACCCCGGCCAATATCCTGACCACGGGCCTTGATTACAGCCCTGTTGGCATCGCAAAGAGTGTGAAGGAAGCTCTGTGGGATGTGCGGAGAGGCAACTGCACGGCGGCGGACGCCGTGGATTCCCTTGCATCCGGCCTCACCGGAACCGGCATTTTCGCGCTGGGCGCTTATCTGGCGGCGGAGGGTCTGCTCCACGTCCGGGCCGGTGACGATGACAAGGAAGAAGCCTTTGAGAAGTCCATGGGGGAACAGGATTATGCTATTCAGATCGGGGACAAGTCCTACACGCTGGACTGGGCGCTTCCTGCGGCAATGCCCCTGTTTGCGGGCGCTGCCACCGAAAAATCCCATGAAAAGGGCGGCAGCACCTTCGACGCGCTGGTGGATTCTCTGCTGGGGATGCAGGACGTTGTGCTGGAAACCTCCATGCTGTCCTCCCTGAATGACCTGATCTCCTATTGGAGCTACGCCGACAACAAGGTTGGCTATCTGCTTGACCGGGCGGCCAGCAGCTATGCCGGACAGTATATCCCCGCCGCCGGCAGCAAGGTTGCCTCCGTATTTGATGATACGGTGCGGAAAAGCTATGTGGAGAAGGGCTCCGGGCAGGTCGCCTCTGACGTGAACTATTTCTTGCAGGGGGCGGCGAAGAAGGTCCCCGGCGCACGGAATCAGCTTCAGCCTATGGTGGATATGTGGGGCAACGAGGTCTCCAACGGCTCCGCACCGGAGCGGGTATTCCAGTCTTTCCTCTCCCCCGGCTTCCTGAAAGCGCAGGACAACAGCCCCGCCACGCAGGAGATCCGGCGGCTGGCGAAGGCGACCGGAGACAGCACCGTTTATCCGGCGGCGGCGGAGAAGTCCTATACGGTGAAGGGTGAGACCCGGACCCTGACCGGCGAGGAATACACCCGGTACGCCAAGGCCATGGGCCAGACGCGGAAGGAACTGGTGGAAACGGCGGTGAAGCTGCCCGCCTACAAGTCCATGAGCGACAGCGAAAAGGCGGACTACATCCAGAACGTCTACAAGTACGCCAGAGAAACGGCCCGTCAGCAGGTGGACCCCAAGTATGAGCCAAGCGCTGCATGGATCAAAAACGCGCAGACGGCCAAGCGGGACATCGGCGTATCCACCGGGGAATTTCTGGCCCTGTACCAGAAGTACGGCAGCGGCAAAATGAGCGGCGCAGCCTACGAGAAGGTGAAGCAGGCGCATGATTCCGGTCTTTCCCCCAAGGAATATTTCTCCCTGAAGGACAGGGCCGACGCGGACGGAAACGGCAGGGTCAGCAAGGCGGAGGCCAGCGCCGCCCTTGCCGGTCAGGAGCACCGGGCGGATCTGTGGGACATTATCTGCACCACCAACGCCAAGAACCCCTATAAGTAAGAAAACACCCTCGCCGTCTGGCGGGGGTGTTTTGTTTGGTTTCTACATCATGGACAGGAGCGTTTTCACATGGGCGGCGCGGTCCAGCATCCGCTCACGCACCCAGTCCCAGACGGCCTGCTCGGCTTCCGTGGGATGGTGACCGGCGTCCTTCGCCTTTTCGATGTGGCGGGCGGCCATCTCATAGAGCCGATTGGCATGACCCAGCTCCTGACGGCTGAGGTCGGCGTAAGTGCTGGCGTCCTCCGGGTCCTCGGCGTGCTTGACAGCCTCCCGGGCGTACTTCTCGGCATCGTCCAGCTCTTCCCGGATGCCTTCGGCAAAGTATCTGATCTCGTGCATAAAATCCTCCTAACTCTGCTTGATGAGGGTGTAGAGCTTGTCCACATCCGTTTCATTCAGCGTGACGTTCCCAATCAGGGGGATATTGGTAGTGACGGGGCCTTTGGCGGCTTCGGTTTTCAGGCAGGCGTAGATCTTGTCCAGATCGACGTTCCCCGCCTCGTCAAAGACACCGAGGGCCTTCACGGCGGGATGCTCCCGGAGGGCGGAAAGGCTGGCGTCCAGATTGCCAAGGGCCATAGCAGCCCCGGCACCGACGGCCCATTTCTGCCAGCCGGTGAGCTTGCCGGTAAATTCCTCATCTACATAGCGGGCAGCGCCCTGCTTGATCTGTTCTAATGTTACCATATATTCCTCCAATGACGGGAGAGAGGGGCGCTATGCCCCTCTCTTTTTCCCTCTTCGTCTCTTAGCGACCGCAGTTGCAGTCACAGGTGGAGACGGGGAGGGGGTTATAGGTGGACTGGGGCGTGGTGCCGGTGCCGGTGGTGATGTCCGCGACCATTTTGGGGTAAAAGGTGGCGTTAGTGTAGGTGACAATGGTATTGTCAGCGCACTTCCGCTCGTCCCGCTCCCGGGAAATGGCCCCGCACAGCTCGTTCTTGCAGCAGTCCATACGCTCCTGCAACAGCTGGAAGCTGTCCTTGGTGGCCTGATTATTGACCGCCTGAGAAGCCAGCGCACCATGCACCTCGCCCAGCTTGCCGTCGATGTACTTGTACATCTCCAACATCTTCTGGTCCTGGTAGGTGTTGGCATCCCGCAGGGCAATGTCGCTGCGGAGCTTGGCGTTCTCCTGCACCATGGACAGCTCGTAGCGGTTGACCGTGTGGTTCTCGCTGCATCCGGCCTCCGCCGCCATACCGGCGGCAAAGGGGATGACGCGATTGCCCAGCAGCATCCCGCCGAGACCGCCCAGAGAGTTCAGGACGCCCAGAGACAGACCGGCAATGCCGGTGCCGAGAGCAGTGCCTGCGACGCCCTTGCTTGCAAATTCAGCCATAGAGAGATTCCTCCTTCTCTAAAAATACACCTCCTGTTTCCGCGCGAAAAACAAGCGGTGTTCTATGGTTACCGTACCACAGGACACCGCTTGTCATGGTTTAAGGATGTTTTTTGTTTGGAGGGGATATGCCAGCTTTATCCCGGATGGAACGAAGGCAGGCGGCCACAGCGGAACGGGACAGGTACAGCTCTGCCGCCGCATCCTCAATGTCCCAGCCGCGGCGGCAAACCAGGTTGAACACGCGCCGCTCCCGGTCAGTGAGATAACGGCACTGCTCCATTTTCTGGAGCTGCTGGACGGTGTATCGGTATTTCATAATGGGCCTCCTTTACGAAGTGCCCCTCCCCTTTTGATCTACCGATGCAGTGGTTCAGGACCCCTGCGCATCTATCATGGCTAACAGCTTTTCCAGATCGTAAAAATTCCGGGGGTCCAGCCCGGTTTCCCGCTGAATGAGCCGAAAGCGGTAGCGGATGGAGTTGTAGTGCAGGTAAACCGCGCCGCTGGTCTTTTTCATGCTCATGTTGTTCTCCGCATAGGCTTTCAGAAGTTTTCTGTCCCGATCCTCCATAGCTTACCTCCTTTTGTTGCGTGGGGCGGCTGGCGGTCAGCCATCCCCGCCGTCCTTTCTCTCGCCGTAACTGCAAAAGAATGTCCTTGTGTCCAGCTCAAACGGCAAAAACGCGATGTTTGTTTTGGAGCAAAATGCGTATATATCTTTTCGATTCCACACGCACAAATGCTTACAGTCCTTGCACCGCGTCACGACCACGGCATCCACGGTGGGAGCGAATCGAATTTCTTCTTTTGCTAAAATATCTGCATCGGAAATTCCAAACTGTTCTTCCAATAACTCTGCATCAATCAGCCGCATCGCTGTTACCTCCGTCCATCTTGCCCCCGCAGTTGGGGCAGTAGTTAGATTTTACGGCGGTTCCCCGCCCACAGAGACCGCATCTGTAAGTAGCCCTCGCAACCGCTACCGCACCAGACGGCGTCCACCTCCAAAAAGATGATGGCTCTTTTTCCCATAGTCCATGCACCACCGGGGCCACGTCGGAAGGACGCACAGGGTTCACTTTTTTCCCTTCTGCAATACAGGTCAATGCCGCAAGGATACGGTCGCCATGATAATAACTATGTCCTGCAATAACTCTGTAAATGTCATGAAGTGATACTACCTTAGCAGCAGGAATGCCGTAGAAATTCTCTGCCAAATCGTTATAGGCGTCTGCATAGATTCCGCTCTCTTCGCCAAGCTCCTCAAACGCTTTTTGCCATTCTTCCGATTGCTCACGGATATAAGCAATCGCCGCCTCCCGCTTAATGTATTCAGCCATCTTCATCCCCTCCAAATTCCGCCTCGTACTGTTCCGGCGTGATAATCTCAATATCCTTTGCGGAGTAGCCCAAGGTGTCGAGGCATATCAGCTTTGCCAGTTTGTCTTTGTCAAGGGCCGCCGCAGCGTCCTCATAGGATACGCCGGGTTTTGCCTCAAAGCTGATTTGAGCGCCAAACGCCCCAGCCACTCTAAAGCAGATTTTATATTCAGCCATTGTCAGCCCTCCTCCACATAGCACCAGCTTTGGGGCGCGCGGTGAAGATATAGCTGCCCGTCCGTGTTGCAGTCCGTTTCGTCACCATCTCCGCAAACATTTTCGCAAGACCAACAGTTTGTGCTAAGCTCCGAGTATTCCAGACAGTCTCGCCAAAACTCCCCCAGCTTTTTCGGTGCATCGTAGATTTTCAGGTCGGAGATATGCCAGCCGTAGCCGGTTCCCTTTAGGTAGTTCACAATTTCTTCCCGTGTCAGGCAGGCTTGCTTTTCTATGTCATCCGGTGCATGGTTGAGGGGCGCAAGCTCATAAATCCGGTCACAGGTAAACTCGCCAGCAATATGCCCGTTGAAAACGTCCCAGATTTTGTCCGCTTCTGCTCTGCTATACCCTGAAATCCGGGTAAACTCTGTGAACCAATCACCACGGAAAACATCTCCCCACACAAGGAATGGCCTTATATTTGTGCAGTAAATATAGCACTTAAACGGCGTTTCCAGCTTCGGCTTGGTCTTGCGGACTTCGATAGTCTTTTCGCCGTTGGCGATCTTCTCTACCCACTCCGGGCGGATGCTCAGCATAACAGCTTTATTCATCCTTCATCGCCTCCAATGCGAAAACTTAATGGCGCTTTAACAGACTGTGACATTCCACTCCGCCTCCTCACAAATATCTACGATATGGTCGCACAATGCAGCCGGGATGACAGACCGCTCCACGCTGCCAGCCAGCCCTTGCGTTCCCGTTTTGGTCCCGCGCGGGGCAGAGATATGGCACGGGTCGCCGTTATGACAAGGCGGTTTAAATCTGGGAAGCGGATGATTTGTCCAGATGTCCGTGGGCTTCATCCGGGCGTCCCCGTACTGACAGTATGTGACGGTGTACCGGGGCAGCCCCTCCATCCACGTCATTTTGCGCATCCCTCCACGCGGATTTTCAATGAACCAGTAAGTCGGGCTCAATGCTAAGATCAGCCGCAGCACGTGCTGGTCCACTGCATCGCAAAACTTGGCATACTCGCTCACCGGGTCCAAATTTCCTGTCTCGGGGTTTTTCCGCCTGTGGTGGCTGATAGCCGCAATAGAAAATGTGGCGCAGTCCGGGCTTGCCCAGATCACATCAGGCCGCCCAAACTCCCGCAGCACATCCTCCGCAGTCAGATGCAGGATGTCAGCATATAGGTCGATGCGGTCAAATCGTTTGTCCCACTCTACGGAGTACACCTTGTGGCCCCGGGCCTCGAACGCCTTCCCTATAGAGCGCGTCCCGGCAAATAACTCAAGCACCTTCATCCATTGTCCTCCTCATCCGTCGCAGCAACCACCCAGAACGCCTTGCACACTTCCTGTGATTCCTCGCAGGCTATCAACACTTTCATTCGTCCTCCACCTCCGCAAGCCAGAACGCCTTTCGGCACTCAGTGCACGAGCCGGAACGGAGGATGGCACAACTCCCATCTTTTTCCCTATACGCGGCAGAGACCGCACTTGGGCATATCTTTATGATGCCATCTTGCATGAGCCTTGTCTCCGGGTACTGCTCAAGGAACACGCTCTGGCGGGTTTTGATGGGATGCTCCGCGGCCCACTGTTCCACGATAGCAACGGCCTCCTCCGGGTGGTTTTTTTGCCAGGAATTGCAGGATTCCCACTTGCCTCTTCTTTTCCAAAACTCACATTTGATGCATTCAGCGTTGCACATTCTGCCAAGCGTTTTTACAAACTTCACCGCATCCATCATTTTTCCTCCTCAATGGTGACCTCCACGCGGGAGGCACCAGTCGTCTGGTACTTCCGCACCGTCAGAGACGATACGGCGCTGTCATCGTTGTAGGCGTGGGTGTTCAACGCGTCCAGAATGGCCTTCGCCACGTTGTCGACGTCAGGGCGCTTAATGTGGGGCGTACCGTCCAGCGCAGCGGCCTTTTTCTTTGACGTGCTTCTCGGCACCGTAAAAAACGCCGTGACGGTGGCCCTGAGCGGGATGCCGTCCGCAAAGCCTTTTCCGCTCTGGCACTGCCAGCACTGGACTACCTTGTCCTCATAGTCCCGGGTCTTTTGCGGGGTATGCGCGTGGCCGTCCTTCGTAAACCGTGGACGGCCCTTGCCCACCGGAATACCGGGGACTGTGAATGTAACCTTCATCGCTTTTCTTCCTTTCCGTCAATAATGACGCTGACCACGCGGACGCGGCCCAGCGGCTCCAGCAGCATGGCAGCGGTCTCTTTCGTCACAAATACGTCTAAATCTTCGTGGATGTCGATGACAATCCGGGTCATAGCGTGGCCTCCTTGATGAACTTCGGGCAGGCGGTGATACGGTAGGTATCAATGACCTTGAAGCCGGTCTCACCGTAATTCTGAATGCGGCGGGAGGGGGAAGCAGACCATCCGGGAACGGGCCGGAAGCTGCGGGACCACTCACAGCCGCCGCAGGCGTTGGCACAGTCCCAGCAGAGCTGGTCCGGGGCGGTGCGGTAACAGCTCTCCAGCGTAAACGAAGCAGCCATTAAACACCTCGCATATCTGCCAGAGCGCACCATTCGGCATAGGTCATCCCCTGCTTCTTCGCTTCGGAGGGGGTAGGGATACCGGCCTCGTGCCAGCGCTCGTGCTGTTCGCCTGCCATGGCGTAAAACTTTTCCAGATAGGCGTCGGACGGCTCCGGCATGGGGGCCTCCTTCGCCTTGCGGGCCTCCGGTTTGGGCAGGTAGGGGACCAGCTCGGAAGCATCCGGTGGGAACCGATTTTCCCGCGCCCGGAGAACGACCGCCTGTTTCGCGTCCTCATAAGCCCACGGCTTCAACACCAGCGTCCACGCCTCTAAATCTGCGGGGGTGCGGGGCTGCTGTTTGGAGCTGGGGTAAAGGGTCTCGATCAGGTTAAACAACCGCTTGGTGTCCTGTTTCTCCATGTTCTTCTCCTGTAAGACTTCCGTAGAAGCCTCTAATTAGTCTCTAATTCCTGTATTAGCATCTAATTCTTTCCCCCCTGCCAATAGAGAGATAAATATATATATATATAAATAATCTTAATCTTTTCTTCTTAGGGGGGTGTGGGGGGACGTTCTTCTTTTCTCTGCGGCTGCTGTGTGCGTCGGTGATCGTGCTGTGGCTTGCTTGCATCCACCCGTCATCACTCTTTAGACACACACGGCAACGTTGTTAAAAGGGAAGCTCCCCGTCATCCTGAATTTCTTCAAAGCCTCCGCTGCTGTTCATGAGCGGGACGGCGGCGGTGCGGGCGTCGATACGCTGAGCGCCCACAGAGGCCCACTCCGCGATTAAGTCGATATAAACCTTTCCCTCGTAGTCATGGGGTTCTACGCGGCCCACAGCGATGATGGGATCGCCCTTGGAGGCGCTGGCGATCGCACGGCCCATGGAGCCGAAGCCCTTGACGGTCATCCAGACGGTGGTCCCGTCAGACTTGTTATAGGCCGCCACGGAGACGGAACCGATAACGGTGCCGTTTTTGGAGGTGAAGATCTGGGCGTCCTTGGCGCAGCGCCCGCAGATCAGGCCGGTTTTCTGCGGGACGCCCTCCCGGTTGCAGTCCGGCAATCCGTTTATAAACATCAGGCGTCCTCCTTCGGCCACAGAGCATCCAGCAAGGCGTCAAAGTCCTTGCTGAGTACCTTACTGGCGCTGTCATAGCCGTGGGCTTTCAAGAGGTTTTTCGCCTCCTGCTTCGTCAGGCCGTGGCGGGAGCAAGCGGCATAGAAGAACTTTACCTGAGCGGCGGTGATGGGGGCATTGGGGTCCTTGCTCTTGAAATAAACCTCGCCATCCTCGGTGTCGCTCTCGATGTCCTGCGTGAACATATTGGATACGCAGCCAAGGGACAGGGCGGCGGAGACCAGAGCGCGCTTCTGGGCCATCTTAATGGCGCTATTGGCACCGTCATAGGGGGACTGAGAGCCGGTGCGCCCCTCCCGGGTATTGCCGGAGCCGTAGGCGGAGGTAATGATGTACTCCTTGCCGTCATTGATCTTGATGAGGTCGCAGCGGACAAGGAAGTAGAAAAAGCCGTGCTCAATGTCCTCCAGCTTGCTTTCCAGCGTGTAGCGCTGGCAGAGACCGTAAGCCACGGCCACCTTCTCCGCGCCGCTCTTGAACAGGGTGGGGTTTTTCGTCATGGCATCGCCGTTTTTCTTGCGGATCATGCCGAAGTCGATGCCGCGTTTCAGGACGGCGGGTGCGCCATTAGGGGCGCAGATGGTGTAATTCCCGGTGCGGGGGACGGGGGCCACCACCAGCGGGGCGGCGTCGTAATTGTACAGGGAGAGTTCATTCATATGCGTTTCTTCCTTTCTGTGGCTTTGTGGAGGGTAATGCAGGCCCCTAAGAGGCCGGGACGCGGCGTGACCATGGCAAGCTGATATGTCCCATCGTGGGAGAGTTTCAGAGCGTAGAGTTCAGCAAACAGGATGCCGCCGCGTTCATGCTGGAGCAGCTGGTAATAGCCGGTCATCTGAGCGGAGAGGGCGGCGTCATGGAGCTGTCCGGTCTTTATGTCTAAAATCAATGGACTTTCACGGATGGTGCCGAAACGATCCAGTGTTCCGGCAAAGCCTACGTCAAGGCTCCCCATGGGGTGTTCGATGAGTTCCCATTCCGGTTTCCAGTCCTTGAGAAACCGGCGGTATGCTTTCAAATATCCAGCAATCTCCGGGGTCTCCTCCGGTTCCTCGCCGTAGTCGATGAGGGCGCAGGCTTCGTGTACAGCGGTTCCCCGGCGGGCGGCAGCCTCCGCCAGCCATGGCCGGTCGGACTTGTAGTCATAGGCACAGAAGCGGGTGACTTCGGTCACACTGGGAAGCTGGATGCCGTCAAGGGTGTAGGTGTGGGTGGCTTCGTCAAATGTCAGCATTGGGCCCCTCCGTATACAGGACCGGGATGCCAAGCGCATCGGCAAACAGGTCCATATTGGTATCGAGTTCGTTCAGCAGGTAATCTTTAAAGCAAAGCGGGCAGTACAGCTCGCCGTTCGGAAGCTGGAACATCCGGTCGCAGTCATCCTCTGCGGCGGGGTTCATCGGATGGTCGCAGTGGGCACAAATGGGATAGGTTTTTCTGGTCATAGTTGGGTCTCCCTCCAGACACGGACCGCATGGGCGATGTCCGTATATTTTTTCGTGCGGTAGCCGCAGGAATCGCAGAGGACGAAAAACAGATCCTCTTTGCCGGGGGCTACCATCCGTTTCCCGCCATACATATGGCACCGGGGGCAGGGCGGTAATTCTGCCATCCGGCCGTGGCGCCTGCGCATCAGACCACGCCCAGCATGTGGGCCAGCACCATGAGCAGAAAGCCGAGGAAGCAGCCGAAGGAGATCCGGGCGGAGAAGTCGGCCCGGTCCCGGCGGCGCTCCTCCCGCGTGCGGCTATCTCTTTTCATGACGGGGCCTCCTCTCAATCATGTCTACAATTTTGAAAGGCCACGCGGCGGCGGTGGCCGCGCCGATCAGAACGAAAACGAATGTTGTGGGATCCATAGTCAAACCTCCTCAAAGTGGTAGCACTGGCGCAGGCCGTTCTCAAAGGTGGCCAGAAACCAGCGGTGCGGGATGTTGGTGTAAGTGATGGTGCCGGTTTTCAGGCGGGGATGGTCATCCTCAATTTGAAACGGCCATGTTCCCCGTGTGCCCAGTGACGGGCTGTGGGGTGTTTCCGGGGCCTGACGGCTGCGGGTGATGCTGTTGTAGCTGCTCATTTTTTACCTCCACAGAGTTGCCGGGCGAAGGTGGCGGCGGAGATGTAGCCGCCCTTCTGCAAAGGGAAATGGCGCTGAATGGTGCGCAGATCTTTCATGCCGGTGAATTTCCGAATGTCAGATAGGTTCAGAAGCTGTCGCCCGCCGGTAAAGGCGAGGATTTGTTCCAGGTTGTCTCGATATGCGGGATGTTCCATAAGGGTCCTCCTTTTTGGGTATTGTCGTGATTGCGATTGGTGGGGCGGGCCGTTAATCGCCTGAGCTATGTGCATTGACGTTTCTGGGTAAAGAGCGAGGAAAATTGTTCGTGTAACGGCACGAATAATTATTCATTTTTTCGAGAGGAAAAGATTGATGAAGTATTGCTGCCCCTTACCCGTGACTTTCGGCGTTTTGTTCACGCTAATGTGACCGTCCGAATGGGACACGGTGGTTTCTTTTACCTCGAATAGGCCCATTTCCATGCTCCGCTGTGTTGGCATGTTGTGATCGTTGCCATCCCGCCGAACCAGATAACCGTTCTTTCTCATCCAGTCGAATAAACGGTGCCCACCGATCTCTACGCCGTTCTGCTTCAAGATCTTCGCCAGGTCAAAAATTAGGATGGACGTGTGGGATGCTGCCACGCTGTCAGCGAACAGCACTTTGGGCCGGTTCTCTTCCGCCTGGGCTTCCAGCACTTGCAGTTTCTTGTTGGCGATCTGCAAGGCGCGGGCCATCACCCTCTCAGGACTGTTCCAGTCCTTTTCCAGTTGAATGAAATACTGACGGGCCTGCTTGCCCTTTTCATTCCGCTGGAGCATACACAGCTCCTTTGCCATGTCGATGGTGATCTCGGCATCGTGCTTCGGACGACCGCCGGTACTTTCGCTCAAAAATGAGCAAAAGTCCTTACCCTCTTCAAAACCGTACTCGCACATACGCGGGAACCAGTCTTTGTAAGCAGCACCAACTTCCAAAAACTCATGTAGGTCTCTTGCGGAAACCGTAATCCGCTCCGGGTCGTTCGTGTTGATAGGGATCAGTTCATTCATCTTGCGTGTCCTCCTTTCGCTTGCCTATAGATTGAGAAGCCAATAATTCCTCTATTGCTCCGATGACAATTGCCTGCTTGTCCGAAGAGAGGGAATTAAATGTTGCGACAAATTCAAGGTCACTCACTACGCATCCCTCTTTTCTTTCGCTTTTTTGAGCTAACGCCGAGAAGTTCATCAACGCTGCACTTATAAAGCTCAGCCAGCCTAACGAGGATCATCCCTCTTGGGGCATTCCGGCCAGTTTCCCACATAGAAACTGTTCCTGTTGATTTCAGATTAAGTGCCTTCATAACGTCGAGTTGCGTCAATCCGGCCTCTCGTCTGCAACGTTCGTAATTGTTCAAACTTGTGTGCACCATCCTCTCATAAAAAATGAGAAATTCTCATTGACATTTGCCTAACTGTTGTGCTAATATCTCATTAAGGGAGATAATTCTGTGAGATCTCATCCACAGTGTCCATTATCTCACTGCAAATGAGATAAGTCAAGCGCAAATTTCATTACGAATGAGATTTGTTAAAGTGTATAAATTGCAGTATGATAATTTAGGAAAATAGTGCAATTTAGGGGGTAATCATGACACGTTTTTTTAGAACATATAAGGAATTGTGCGAAAAGGAGGGGAAAAGTCCAAATGCAGTTGCAAAGGAATTGGGCATTTCGTCTGGGAGCGTAACCGCTTGGAAACAAGGGAGGACCCCAAAGTATGAAACGATAGAAAAAATTGCTACTTTCTTCTCCACCGATATAGAAGATTTTTTCTTATCAAATCAGCCGCGAACGGATGAGGAGGTTGAGCAAGATAATATTTTTTTTGATGGTTACCTACTCGGTAAAGGGCTTGCAGAAGAAGAAAAGCCCGCCCCCACGAATGGGGACGGGCTGAGCGAAGAGGATAAGAGGATCATTGAGCTTTTACATCAGCTGACGCCGGAGAACCGGGAGCGGATCGTTGAGATAATAAAAGCTCTTGCATCGCAATAAGTATGGCGGCTTGCTTCGCGGAAGGTAAGTTGCGGAACGTTTCCAGAAATTCCAAATCTGTCATGGTGTCGCTCCTTTCTGTTTGAAACCCCGGCCCGCCGAAGCGGGACCGGGGAAAGGGGAGGGGTCTGAGGATAGAATAGCACAGCGGCGGAATGGATTTGAGGACATTTTGTCGTAAGAAAATAAAAAGCCGCCAAAGGCAACTTGCCATTGGTTGGGAAGATTTGAGGGGGAAGAATTATGAAACTTTTGCGGCATATCATTGGAGTAATTCTCGGTATTATTGTATTCGTTTTCGTCTACGGCCTTACTACACTTATAATTCGATTCATCGGCAATATTCCAATCATTGGGTCGATATTGTACTATCCATCCGATGCAGCATGGGCGCTTATCGCTATCCCGGCCCCAACAGCTATTTTTGCCGCTGCTTTGGTTTCGGCGATGATTGCCAAAACAACAAAGCCTATTTCCGTTATTGCGGCAATTTTTTGGATTCTCAATATTATATCGCTGTTTGTCTTTGATACGTTTACATGGCGCGAATTGCTTACCTCTATTTTCGCTGTGGGAGCCGCTTGCATTTGCTTTGGTGGAATGGATGATTCCCCGGAAAAAGCAAAAAATTCCAAATACATGGTAGTTGACAAGGAAACCGGCGAGGTTATAGACGAAGAATATAAGCCGAAATCATAATAAAAGCCGCCTGAGTGCTGGAACACTCAGACGGCAAACGATACCACCAATCAGCAATCACGACAAAGCCCAAAGGAGGATCACTCACAGTATAGCACAATCCCCCTGGGTATGCAACAGGAGGAAAGGCAAAAATGGCAAAGAAAAGCAAATATGGCGTCCGCAAGGACGGGCTGCATGAGGCGATCCGCACCATCAACGGCAAGCGGGTAGCTTTTCGCGGCAAGACAGATCGAGAGATCGACCGCAAAATCTTAGAGTACAAAGCGGAGGCGGAGAAGGGGCGAAAATTCCCGGCGATCGCGGATGAGTGGGAGCGGGAGCACGAGCGCGACGTTTCCGAATCGACGCGGCGGGTATACAGCTACGCCGTGAAGCGGCTGAAAGAAGCGTTTCCGGGGCGGGCGGCGGAGATCGAGCCGGTGGACGTGAAGAACTACATCAAGCGATTTGAGGCCCAAGGCCGCAGCGCCAACAGTGTCGGCATTGAGCTGGCGGTCTGCCGGATGATCTTCGCCCATGCCGTCATCAAGGGAGACATCAGGATCAGTCCGGCGGCGGAGGTCAAGCGGAGCCGGGGCCTTCCCTGCAAAAAGCGGGAAGCACTGACGGAGGAACAGGAGGAGGCCGTGAAAGCGGCGGGGCTGACAAAGGCGGCCCGTTGGTGGCTGTTCGGGTATCTGCTGTTGTACACCGGATGCCGCCGGGGTGAGGCGCTGGCGCTGACCTACAAGGACATTGACCGCCGCGCCGGTGTGATCCACGTCAACAAAAAAGTCAGCTACGCAACCGGCAAGCCGGTGTTGGAAAATCACCTGAAGTCGGAGAACGGTCTGCGGGATATTCCTTTGCTGCCCCCTCTGGCGGCGGCGCTGCCGAAAAATCGGATCGGGCTTCTGTTCCCCGGTGATGATGGGGGCTATATGCGGCCCCATGAGATCACGCGGGAGTGGCGGCACTACTGCCGGGGCATTGGTCTAAATCAGATCCAGCAGGGCGAAAACGGCGAGACGTTGGAGACGTTCCCCATCACGCCGCACTGCTTCCGGCACAGCTTCGCAACGATCTGTTATGAGGCGGGGCTGGACCCCAGACAGGCGGCTGGGCTGCTGGGCGATACGCCGGAAGTGGTGGAGGCTGTTTACACCCACCTCAGACAGGACCGGAGGAAGACGGCAGCAGAGAAGCTGACGGCGTATTTCGAAGCTGTAAAGTAAAAACACTTTCGTGTGTATTTTTATGGAAGAAAATGGAAGCAAACTGTGAACTTACTGTGAAGTTTGGAGCATGATTTATGCAACATCATGTGACACTATCAGGCAGAGACTAAAGAAGCCGCAGGCGTTGAAAATAAAGACTTTGATGGCGCACAGTGTCAACGAGTGGAATTTAGAGAAAATCGTGAAAATTTAATACTTTTATAACACTTTTTGAGGAATGGCAAGGGATTGGCGGCTATACTGTGAATGTTCTGTGAAGCGCAGAGAAAATGGCATAAAAAATCAGCGGCCCGGAGCCATCCGAGCCGCTGATCTTTTTCGGCTGTCATATGCTCAACATGGCGGCACCGTTAACGATGATCTGTGCCTCATCTGGGTGGACATCATTCCATGCATCCTTGAACGTCCACGCGTTGAAACGGAAATCCGGCAGACTGGGAAAGGGGATCAGCTCGCCCAACTCGCCCAGCACGTTACACACGGCCAGCGCGGACGCGCGGGAGATCGGGAGAAAATACAAGCGCTGGATCTCGCGCATGATGGCGTTGTGTGCGTCCTGTTCCGGGGTGGTGGACATTAGTGGGGTCGGAAATGCAAGGGTGTCCGCCTCCGGCTCTGCATGCTTGCGCTCCACCTCCGCCACGATGTCGGCAGTGTTTCCGCCCAGCATATACAGGTAGCCACTCGCAGCGGCGCCATATTGGGCCTTGTAGCTGTCCATCAGATTAGCCATTGTTCCGGGTCTCCTCTCTGTGATCTCTCAAGTATTTTTCGGCCTGCTCCGCCATGTGGGAGCAGCGCCAGCCCTCCGGGGTGGTTAGCCCGCAGTTGCCGCAGTTACCGCAGCGGCGGTACTCGCCCAGAATTGCGGCGGCGTGGGCCGCGTCTCGGATATAGTAGTTTGCCATGGCAATCAGTCCTTTCTCCGGCGGGGGCCGGTCTGTAAGTTGATGGTAACATGGTCCGCGCGACTTGTCAACGCTCCCAGCTGCGCTTGTCGGTGTCCTGCATGGTCTCAATGCCGGGGCGCTGGTGCTTGAGTTCCGCAAATCGGGCAAAGGCTTTCCGGCGCTCCGTGCCGAAATATTTCTCGTCCAAAACGCGCTCCGTGGTTCCGTCCTCATAGGTGCGAACGATCCGCACAAAGTAGATTACCGGCTTGCCCCTGTAACCGGGGTCACGGGTCAGCTCCAGCCGGTCACGGTAGGCGGCAGTGGCAAGGGCGGCGTATCGCTCCGCCAGGGCTGCGCGGTACTCGGTCAGCTGGTCGATCAGCTCGTTACACCGGGCAATCATCCGGGCGGCGCTGTCATCGTGGGCCTTGATACGGTCGGTGGTCAGGGCGTCGGGCCGGAGCAGATAGGCGGTCAGCCGTATTTCCGCCTCCCGGCTGGGGCGGCCGTAGCGCTGGAATAGATCAAGATAGCTCATTGGGTAGCCTCCTCATAGCTCACGCTGTAAAAAACACAATCATCGTGCTGCCCTATTAGCCACTCTTCAAGTTCGTATTGCTTTTCGCATTCTTTGTTGTAGTTTCCGCCCTCGCTATATGGGAATTTCTTTTCAATTCTCGTTCCGTCTGCATACTCTGCAACTGCAATCCACATAAATTTGCCTTTCTGCCCTCGTTACCTCCGGGGCGGGCGGTGGTGTCAGTCGGCCAAATGTAACCAGCGGTGGGTGGCTTCCTCGTCGATGGAGTTGATGCATCCGCTTCTGTAAAGTTCCTCGGCGGCTTCCTTCAGCGTCATTTTGCCGCTTAAAACATCGTCGCGTAGGCTATCGAAAATATTTTTGATCTGGATCATGGTTCATTCTCCTTTCAGTGGGTGGCGCGCCCCGGTCAAGCCGGGAGCGCGTCGGAGGTGGCAGCGGAGCGGGCAAAGGTGGTGCTGCCGTACTTACTGCGGATCTCTGCCATGGTCTTGGTGCCCTTGTGCCAGCGCTGGCCTTCCTCGGCGAAATGCCAACTCCATAGCTTCTTAGTGGAGGACCAGCGGCACCCGGCAGCCTTCAGGGCTTCCTTGTGCTCCTTGGTGTTGCCGCCGATCCAGAGCCAGCGGCCGCACAACTCAATTTCGAGGCCGTCCAGCTTCAGCAGGGCCGCGATGATAGCAATGAAATCGCCGGCGCTCTCGGTGGTGGCGTGGGTCCGTCCGGTGGTGTCCTCGGCGGCCTGCTCATTCTGGGACCGCTTCAGGACTTCAAACCGGGCGGAATACTCGGCGTTGATGGCCTGCATGGTGGCGGTGTCTCCGCCCATGTCGGGGTGGTTCTTCATGGCGGCGGCCTTGTAAGCCTTCTTCAGTTCGTCGAGGTTGCGGCAGTTGATAAAGTAAGTAGTCATTTTGTGATCCTCCTAAAATTTTTTGTCGTGATTGCGGTTAGTGGGTTAGCGGATGGGGCGGGAACCTTCGGCGCCCTGCTCCCAGATCTCGACGGTGTAGCCGCGCCGCTTGAGCTGTTGTGCGAGGGCCTGCGCTGCATCAATGGTGCTGCGGTAGCTGATGGCGGGGTTAGTCTTGCAATAGATAATCATGTATTTCATGGTGTTGTCCTTTCCGGCCTGTCGGCCTGTGGCGTTGTCGTGGTTGCTGTTGTTGTCTTGGATTATAAGGCGGACTTATACGAGCTGTCAAGAGGGTTTTCGCAAATTCGTGCAGGTTTGGCGGGTTCGCACAGTATCAGGCGGACTTTTTTGTGCAAGCTGTCAGGCTGACTTATACGCGCATATGCGATATAATAAGACGCAAAAGGAGGTGTAGCCATTGGAGCGCAAGACATTGAGGACCAGCGACGCCCAGCGCCGCGCCTCTCTCAAATGGGAGCACGCGAACAATGAGAAAATCACAATCAAGCTGAGGACCGGCAGCGATCCCAGCAAGGCCCAGATCAGAGCGGCAGCAGCGGCGGCAGGCCAGAGCGTCAACGCCTGGATCATTGAGGCCATCCGGGACAAGCTGTAACGAGAGCGAGAGCGTCGAGGGATAACACCCCCGGCGCTTTTCTCTTTGTGTGGGGCGGGGCGGCAGCAGCAGCGGCAGAGGGAGAGAGGGAGAAGGAGGGGGGACTATAGGGGGGAGAATAAGAGAGTGAGAGTGTTACAAGCGTCTAATAAGCGTTAGATGCTTAGTATTAGCGTCTAATACTTAGCACACCCCCCCAAAAGAGATATATATATATTCTCTGGGTATAGATATATATACTTGCTTCTACTGGGAAAGTAGCGTAAGAGGGAGACGCGGCGAATAAAAAACGCGAGAGAGCGAGGAAACACGAGGAAACAGGAGCAAAACGGAGCATTCGCGAGGTATTCGAAGCTATTGCAAGGTAGACCGCAAATGGGGCGGGGCTGGCGGTGGGCTGGTGGATGGCGGCGGCTGATGGGGGGGGCAATTCGGCGGGGGCAATTCTCTTTCCCGGTGAGATTTAAGGGGCCGTTAAATATTTTCGTTGCGGCTGCTGGGCTTCGGCTGCTGCTGTGTCGTTTCTGTGCAGTTTCTCTCCCGGTCGGGTCTATTCCGGTTACGGCTCCGGCTGGGAGGCTGATGCCATGAGACAGGGCCGGGGCTTCACCGGCTGGGGGTCAGGGGGCCAGAGGTAGAGCCGGGATGGTAGGGGGTTAGGGGGTAGCGGAAAAAGAGGGGGTGTCTCTTCCTCGTGGTATAGGGCTATATACACACATCCCCTCTCCCCTTTCCGAGAACTGGTGTGGCAGTGTCTGGGGCCGTGTTGGTGTGCCCTCTGGGGGGGTGGCGGAAAAAGGGGGCGGGGGATTTTATGTAGAACATTACGAAAATAACTGAAACCTATTGTATTCGCTTGATGAAATATGCTTGAATGAAGTTGGCGGAAGAGGTTTCCACCTGCCTCCTATGTCAGACGCCAGTTTTCACTTTCCTTTCCTGTTGCCCGGTGGGTCCGACCAGCCCACCGGAGCATGGTTTCGTAGCTCAGTCGGAAGAGCAGCGGACTTCGTGAGCCGATATGTCGCAGGTTCGATTCCTGCCGAAACCACCAGAATTTTTTGTGAGAGGGGGCCGGGAGCATGGCCAAAACAGCATCGAACCACAGCAAGGCACACATGGACGATATGAACAAGAAGGCCGCCGCGGCCCACAAGAAGCAGACGATTGAGAGGATCAAGGCGTTCCTGAAGCAGTCCGAGGAATACTTTGACGTGCAGGACCGGCTGGAACAGGCATACAGCGAGGCGGGTCTTGCCAATGCGATGCGATGGACGGTTCAGCGGCTTCAGGGGTATTACGACTACAACGATGGCCGGGAGGCCGATGTGGTCGAGGCACAGGTGGAAGCCTTTGAGGCGGGCAATGAGGAAATCGACGATCCCCGCTGCGTCATGAGCTACTACGTGCGGCTGGCATACCAGCGCATCCAGGAGCAGATCGACACCAGCCCCATCTATCAGGAAAAGGGCATGGTGACGCGAGGCATTTTTCTGAACAAGCAGAAGCGTCTGGGCGGCTACCAGGACAAGCAGGAGACCCGTCAAGACATCAGCGTGAACGTGACCTTCGGGGACGGCGTGGACGCAAGCGACTTCAAGTGAGGAGGCGGCAAGGTGAACGGCCTGATTTTGGTTTTATCCCTGATCTGCGGCGCGGCCAGTATAGGCGCTGCCGTATGCGCAGTGCTGATTTTGCGGCTGCTGCGGGAGATCAAAGCCCCCTCCCCCACCGAACCGGAGAAGCCGGAGACGGAAGAGCCTACGGACCGGCAGAAAAGCGTGGAACAGGGCATTGACAACCTGATGACCTACGACCTGAACACCATGAAAGCCAGCCTGAAGGGGCGGGAGGTGTGATATGGCGGTTACGGTACAGCAGATTTTTGACATCGCCATCCACCTGATGGATTCCCAGAACGAATCCACCGGTTCCACGGACACGGCGGACACCAAGGAGTACAAGCTGCGGACCGTTTCCCTGCTGAACAGCGTTTTAGACCGGGCATTTCCGTACAGCGACAACTACCGGGAAGCGCTGGAAGCAGCGGGCGGCAAGCGGCCTATCTGCCCCAAGGTGGCGGATATGGCGGACGAGGTGGCGTTAGATGAGCGGATCTGCACCGGGGCGCTGCCCTACGGTCTGGCAGGTCTGCTGCTGCTGGAGGAGGACCCCAGCAGAGCCAACTTTCTGTGGCAGACGTTTCTGGAACAGCTGGAGCTGTGCCGCCAGAGCCTGCCCAGCGTGATCGGTGAGGTGGAAAACCTGTACGGCGGCATTGAACACGGGGAGTTTGGCGCATGGTGGTAGATGGGACGTGGGTCTACCGCTGCCCTATCTGCGGGAAAGCGCTTCAGCACATCGAACCGGGCAGTGTGATCTACAACACGCCTATTTACTGCCGAAGATGCAAGGTGAGCCATTACCCCACCATTTTTGAGGGGCGGGAGCTGGATACAGACGTCCCCTTCCCCATCAAAACCGAATAACAGCGAGAGCCCAACGAGGCCATGAGAACGGCGAAAGCCGTTTCTTGTGGTCTCGTTTTTGTTTTATCAACAAAGCCAGACCAGGCTTTGAAAATACAAAAAACCGGCCAGACCAGGCCGGGGAAAGAGGCCAATATGGACGAAATTTTAGACCAGACCGCCGGTGAAGTGACTGCAAACGAGGACGCTTTTCTGGAGGACTGGGGCGGCGGCGCGGAGATGACGGCAGACCAGCCGGAGGAGACCGCAGAGCCGACGGAGACTGGCGAGGAAACGCCTGCCGAGGACCTTAGTGAGAGCGCAGAGACGCCGGATGAGGGCACCGAGCCCCCCGCAGATGCGGAACAGGCAGCCCTGACGCAGCAGACCGAGGCGGAGACCGTGGACGCACGGCCCCAGACATGGGAACTGCGGCACATGGGCGAGGTGCGGCAGGCAAACGAAGCGGAAATGGTGGCACTGGCCCAGAAGGGCATGGACTATGACCGCATCCGCAGCCAGTATGACGAATTTAAGCCTGTGATGGAGATGGTCAACCGTTTTGCAAACCAGCAGGGGTTGAACACCAAGGAATACATTTCCATGCTCCGGGCGCAGGCCAAGCAGGCCGAGGGCTTAAGTGAAGCGGACGCACGGCGCTCCGTGGAGCTTGAGGACCGGGAGGCCGTTGTGGCCGCCGCAGAAGCGGAGCGGCAGGCCCAGCAGGACGCCATGGCGCAGGCCCAGAGGGCCGAGGCCGAGGCGGCAAGCCGCCGACAGGCGGACATTCAGGAATTTCAACAGACATTCCCCGAGGCAGCAAAGGACCCCAACAGCATTCCGCCTCAAGTGTGGGCGGATGTGCGGAACGGTTCCTCTTTGGTGGCAGCTTATGCACGTTTCAACAATGGACGATTAGAGCAAGAAATAGCAGACGCCAAGCGGGAGACCGCCTCCGTACAGCAGAACCAGCGGAACGCGGAGCGCTCCACCGGCAGCATGAGAAGCGCCGGGGACAGCTCCAAGACGCGGGACGATTTCGGAGATGCCTTTGACAGTGCCATGTAACGGCACTTTGCCTATGGGGAAACCGGACGAAAGAGAGGTTTTTACCTATGGCTATCAACTATGCAATCAAGTACGCAACCAAAATCGCGGAGCGCTTCAAGAAAGCCTCCATCACCGCCGATGACTGCGGCAACAGCTATTCCTGGCTGAATCCAAACAGCCGCACCATTCGCATCGGCAGCGTGAACACCGTGCCTGAGACCCAGTACACCCGCAGCGGCTCCAACCGCTTTGGCGAGGTCCATGACGTGGGTGACACCCTTCAGGAGATGACCTGCGAGCAGCAGCCCGCCTTCTCCTTCACCATCGACGCGCTGGACCAGACCGATCAGGCCATCCAGAAGTCCGCGGGCAGCGCTCTGCGCCGTCAGCTGGACGAGGTGACCATCCCCGGCATGGACAAGCACCGCATCAAGAAGTGGGTCATGGGCGCGAACATCGCCGTGAAGGAGGCTACCGCCCCCACCAAGGCCACCATCGGCGGTCTCATCATCGACCTGAACGCGAAGATGACCGACGCGCTGGTGCCTCTGGAGGGCCGCACCCTCTACATCGCCACCGAGTATTACAAGCTGCTCAAGCAGATGCCTGATTACATCGGCGTGGACGCTCTGGGCAAGGAGGCTCTGGCAAAGGGCGTTGTGGGCGAGTTCGACGGCTGCCGCGTGAAGCCCATCCCCACCAGCTACATGCCCGCCGGTGTGTACTTCTTCATCAAGCACAAGGGCTGCACCGTGGACCCTGTGAAGCTCCAGAAGTACAACATTCTGACCGAGGTGCAGGGCTATTCCGGCCCCGTGGTGCAGGGCGTGACCTACTATGACAGCTTCGTACTGGGCGCTAAGGGCGACGGTATTGCCGTTTGCGGCAACGCTGCGGTTCTGGCGGCACCCGCGATGTCTATTACCGGCCATGCCGTCAGCATCACCGCCGTGTCCGGCGTGGTGTTCAAGTACACCACCGACGGCACCAACCCCCGGTATTCCTCCACCGCCGAGGTCTACACCGCCGCTGTGACCCTGACCGCCGGTCAGACCATGCGGGCCGTAGGCACCAAGGACGGCTGCGTGGGCATCGAGGGCACCAAGGATTACGAGTGATCTCATGGGAGGGGGCTGCGGCCCCTTCCCACCTATATGGACGGAGCGGGTGCATGAACCCGGCCCGTCCGCCAGATATAAGGAGCGATTATGCCTCGATATAAACAGACAGCAGGCGGAACGGTACAAGTGGATTTGGGGACGCTGAACCCCAAACAGAAGCAGTTCTGCCAGTCCCGGAGCCGGTACACGGCTTTCGGCGGTGCCAGAGGCGGCGGCAAGACATACGTTCTGCTGCGGAAGGCGGCAGGCGGCGCGCTCACCTACCCCGGCATCAAGATCCTGATCGTGCGCCAGGAGTACCCGGAATTGGAGCAGAACATCATTCTGCCTATGCAGAAGCTGATCCCGCCGGAGGTGGGCAGCTACAACGGCAGTATGCGCATGATGTTCTTCTGCAACGGCAGCATCATCAAATTCGGGCACTATGGAGCCGGAGACGATCAGGAATATCAGGGCCTTGAATTTGACTGGATCTTCATGGAGGAGGCCACCCAGTTCTCGGAATCCCAGTTCCGCACGCTGGGCGCGTGCTTGCGCGGTGCGACCAAGTTCCCCCGGCGGATGTACCTGACCTGCAACCCCGGCGGCATCGGCCACCTGTGGGTGAAGCGGCTGTTCGTGGACCGGGAGTATCGGGAGGGGGAAAAGGCCAAGGATTACACCTTCATCCCCGCCACGGTGGACGATAACCCCCAGCTTTTGGAGGCATCCCCGGAGTACAAGCAAATGCTGGACCTGCTGCCGGAGGATGTGCGGCGGGCGTGGCGCTACGGCGACTGGAACGCCATGGCAGGCACGTTCTTCCCGGAGTTCCGCAAAGAAACCCATGTGATCGCGCCCTTTGTGCGGGTGCCTCGTGAGTGGAAGAAATACCGGGCGTTCGACTATGGCCTTGATATGTTCGCCTGCCTTTGGGTGGCGGTGGACTTTGAGGGGCGGGCCTATGTGTACCGGGAGGTGCAGCAAAGCGGATTGATCGTCAGCGAGGCGGCAAAGCTGGCAAATGCCTTGACCCCGCCGGAGGAGCACATTGAGTTCACCATTGCCCCGCCGGATATGTGGAACCGGCAGAAGGACAGCGGGCGGAGCATGGCGGAGATCTTTGCACAGAACGGATTAGGATTGCTGAAAGCCAGCAACAACCGCGTTCAGGGCTGGATGGCCGTCAAGGAGCTGCTGAAGCCCTTGAAGAGCGACACGGACCGGCCCGGACTTCTGGTGACGGAAAACTGCGTGGGCCTGATCCGCAATCTGCCCTCCATCCAGCATGACGAGAAAAACCCTTCGGACTGCGCCACGGAGCCCCACGAGATCACCCATATCTGCGACGCTGCCCGGTATTTCTGCGTGACCCGCGTTCTGGGCGCTCAGAAAACCGTGGAGAAGATCGTGGACGATTTCGACGAGGGCGAGGACTACGATGACGTGATGACGGGCGGGGAAATGACCGCCGATTATCTATCCTACGGATAAAGGGGGCCCGGACGATGGCTCAAATCACATCCAGCAACGATATTCAGGTGTTGAAGATCCGCCAGTTTCTGGGCCTGAACGAAAACCCTGACGGGGATACCAAAATCAAGAACGGCGAAATGAGCAAGATGCGGAACTTCCGTGTGACGCGGGAGAAGCATTTGCAGCTGCGCCCCGGCACCAAGACAGTCCTGAACCTGAAAACGGCATGGGACGCATGGTGTGCGGAGAGCGGCCACACAGCCCCCACAGAGAGCCCTGTTTTCTCCGGGGCGTGGGAGGGCGTGGTAGACAGCAAGCAGCGGACCCTTGCCGCCTTCGGCGGGCTGATCTTCTCTCTGGACCCGGCGGCGGCAACAACCAAGGTTGTGGGCCAGTGCACACAGGACCAGACCTCGTTCTTCGGGTTTTCCAACAAGGTCTATCTGCTGAACGGCCATGAGTACATGAGTTGGGACGGCAAGGACAACAGCAGCTTTTCGGCGGTGGAGGGCTACATTCCCACGGTGATGAACGCCACCACGCCTGCGGGCGGTGGGTTTTTGCTGGAAAACGTGAACCGGCTGACAGGCAAGCGGAAGGTGCTGTATTCCCCGGACGGCAAGGAGACGGTTTTCCACATCCCGGAAAAGACGGTGGACGAGATCGTGTCCGTGAAGATCGGGGACAAGGCACAGACCTTCACCTCTGACTTAAAGGCGCGGACCTTCACCATCACCCCCGCCCCGGCTGCCGGAACCAACACACTGGAGCTGATCTACCGCAGCGGCAACGGAGAGCGGGCGCAGGTAACGGGGATGCGATTCTCCGAGCTTTACAACGGACAGACGGACAGCCGCGTGTTTCTCTACGGAGACGGCACTAACAAGACCATTTACTCCGGGATTGATTCCGCCACGGGTAAGCCTTCGGCGGAATACTTCCCGGATCTGTACGAGGCAGAGGTGGGCGAGGCCAACACGCCCATCACCGGCATGGTGCGTCATTACGCACGGCTGGTGGTATTCAAACAGGACGCCACCTACTCCATGAGCTATTCCACACTGGTAACGGCTACGGATGTTACCACGGCGGCGTTCTACGTGACCCCTGTCAACCGGCAGTTCGGCAACAAGGCTCCGGGACAGGTGGACATTCTGGAGAACAACCCACTGACGCTGGACGATCAGGCGGTGTACCGGTGGCGGAGCGTATCTACCGGCGGCAATATCACCTTTGACGAGCGGAACGCGGAACGGATCAGCAACCGGGTAGAGGTGACGCTGAAAGGCTTTGACATGGCGGAGACCCGGACCTTCAACCGGAAATCGGCGCAGGAATACTGGTGGATGTACGGAGACAAGGCGCTGATCCTGAACTACGGCGCGGACGCATGGTATCTCTATACCGGACTGAGCTTCCGGGCCATGGTGGAGGTTGGGCTGGAGACCTACGGCTTCCGGCCCGACGGCGGCGTGGTGCATCTTTCCCGGCAGTACCGTAACGATGACGGCAAGGACATTGACGCCTACGCAGCTACCGGCTCCATGGATTTTGACCGGGACTGGGTGCTGAAGTACAGCCCGCTTATTTTCGTGGCAATCCAGCCGGAGAGCAACGCGCGGGTGCACGTGACGGTGGAGACCAACCGCCGCAGCGACTACCCGGAGAAAATCGTATCCTCCGGCCTGACCACCTTTGCCCATGCGGATTTCGCCCACTGGTCTTTCGGCACCAACCGAAAGCCGCAGGTACGGCGGGTGAAGATGAAGGTGAAGAAGGCCACCTTCTACAAGCTGGTATTCAAGAGCAAATCGGCATCGTCTACCGCAACAGTGCTGGAGACGGACGTGCAGCTGCGATACACAGGCAATGTCAAGTAAAGGAGTGGTGTTATGAGCAAGGGCATCATGGCCCCGGAGCAAGTGGCAAAGGAATACGCTGCCGGGGTGAATTTCAATTCAGGAATAGACCTGTACGATTGTGTAGAGACAAATGAAAACTTCTTCATCGGTAAAGGCTTGCCGATGTAAAACCCCTGAAAAAAACTGGAAGCCTAAACGAGAAAAAACATCTAATGGAGGATGCATATGGTAAATTTGATTGGCCAAAAATTCGGTAGATTGACTGTTGTTGAATTTTGCGGGGTAAGCAACCACAAGGCGCGGTGGAAATGCGTATGCGATTGCGGATTGACAGTAATCGCACCAGCGAACAACTTGCGGAGTGGCAACACAAAGTCCTGCGGGTGTCTCAGGCGTGAAATGACTGCGAAACGCGGCAAGGCAAATACCGTTCATGGGAACAGTCACGATAACCGAACAAGGCTCTATTCGATCTGGTGCGGAATGCGGCAGCGGTGCAACAACCCTAACCACCATGCGTATGAACTTTATGGGAAGAAAGGCGTTCAGCTTTGCCCGGATTGGGAGAATTTTACCGCATTTAAGGCATGGGCACTGTCTCATGGATATGCGGACAACCTGTCCATAGATCGAATTGACCATAATGGAAACTATGAGCCCAAAAATTGCCGATGGATCACAATTAGTGAAAACGTCGCAAGGGCCAACAAAAACCATAAAACTCGCAAGGTAATCAGAGGTGAAGGACCGCCCAAGGCGGCCCAGCCGCAACGCATAGGGGCTGAAAAGATATAATGCCCCCACGAGGCAGGGGCACCCGCAAGGGTGAAAAGATATGCTGACCTTATGGGAAACCATAAGAACTGCCGGATAAAAAGCCGACAGGGTAACACGATGAAGCAGTGGGAGGGCGTTCAGAGCAACGGACTCCCAACCCCCGTATTCAACTTCCTGAAGCGGGTGGTGCTGTTCTCCGTGGCAAATATCTCCACGGATAATCTGAAGCTGTGGGCGCGGGCCATGTCCTCCAGCGGGGAGCGGAACACGCAGACCTTGGAGCTGGTGGCCGACATTCTCAACGATCAGTTTGCGTCCATCTTCGAGCATAACAGCATCGGCGGGCGCATCCGGGAGTATACCCGCAATGCCGCCGTGGACGGTGACGGCTGTATGTATACCTACTGGGACGATACGGCGGAGACCGGACAGGCCAGCAAGGGCGCCATCCGCACGGAGGTTCTGATGAACACGCAGGTTTTGTTCGGCAATCCCAATAACCGGGACGTACAGAGCCAGCCCTACATCATTCTGGAACGGCGGATGCTGCTGAGTGAGGCCCGGAAGCGGGCCAAGCGGTACGGCAAAGACCCGGACGAGATCCAGCCGGACAACAAGGACTGCGGCAACAACTATATGGATTCCATGAGCGGCAGCGGGAACAAGGTGACGGTGCTGCTCCGGCTGTGGAAGGATGACGAGACCGGCACCGTCCATGCCTACGAGTGCACCCGGCAGGCGGAAATCCGGGGCGATCTGGACCTTGGCATCAAGCTCTATCCTCTGACGTGGATGAACTGGGACTATGTGCAGGACTGCTATCACGGACAGGCCATGATCACAGGCCTTCTGCCAAACCAGATCTTTGTAAACAAGCTGTTCGCCATGTCCATGATCTCCCTTATGACGCTGGCATACCCGAAGGTAGTATACGATTCCACCAAGGTAGCCAAGTGGACCAACAAGATCGGCGGGGCTATCCCGGTAAACGGAAGCGTGGAGGGCGTGGCAAAGATCATTGACCCGGCCAGCATTTCCCCCCAAATCAGCCAGTTTATTGATATTGCCATCAGCTACACGCAGAAGTTCCTCGGCGCGTCGGACGTGGCGCTGGGCGATACCCGCCCGGATAACACCTCCGCCATTATCGCTTTGCAGCGGGCGGCGGCTACGCCTATGGAGCTGACGAAGCAGAACCTTTTGCAGAGCATTGAGGATCTGGGCCGCATCTACATGGAGTTCATGGGCGAATACTACGGAGAACGGTATGTGGAGATCTCCAACCCCTATGACAACAGCAAATTGGTGGTTCCCTTTGACTTCTCCATCCTGAAGGAGATCCCCTTTACCATCGGACTGGACGCGGGCGCGGCTTCCTATTGGAGCGAGATCGCAGCTATGCAGACCTTGGACAATCTGCTGATGCAGGGTAAGATCTCCACGGTGGAGTATCTGAAGCGGCTGCCTGCCGGTCAGATCACCGACAAGGAGGCGCTGATCCAGACCCTCCAGCAGCAGGAGCTTGCCATGATGGGCGGCGGTCAGCCGGGGGCAGAGGGCGAACAGCCTGTTGCTCAGGAAGAAAACGTCCCCATTCGGGGCGGGGCCGGATACGGCCAGTTACAGCGGAAAATCAACGAGACAGGCGAAGTGCCAAAAACGGAGGTAGGTGCTTAAATGGAGAAGCGATTGACAGCGGACCTGAACGTGGTAGCTAACTCCAATCTGGAGATCCAGCTGCTGGACGGCGATCTGAATATCATTCAGAAGCTGGATGACGAGCCGAACGACGTAGGCGGTCTGACCAGTGCGGAGCTGAAAGCCAAGTTCGACGAATCCGGCAACATTATCAAAAAGTACATCAATGAGACCCTGATCCCGGCAGTGCTGACGGATGACGCCACGGAGGAGAGCCGCAAGCAAGCGGAAGCGGCGCGGGTCGCAGCAGAGCAGGGCCGTGCATCTGCGGAGGAAGTTCGGGTATCTGCTGAAGCGGCCCGGGCAGCGGCGGAGCAAGCCCGGTCCGAGGCCGAAGCCTCCCGCGTGTCCGCCGAAAACGCGAGAGCGGCGGCGGAGACGGCCAGAGCCGACGAAACCGCCGGGATCGTAGCCCGGGCAACGGAACAGGCCAACGCGGCGGCG